CGGAATTATTTCACCCTCAGAGAGAGAATCGAAATCGCCGGTAAGCAAATAGCCGGATTGCAGCAGTACATCAACGAGCAATGTAAATAACCAGAGAGGGAGAACGATGTCTATCCGCGCCAAATTCCATTGCCATATGATCCAAAAGTCAGAAGATGGCACCGCATGTGCCGTTCGCCTGAGCGCGGTAACGACTGGCAGCGCAGAGAATGAACAGTGATCAAAGTACACCCCACACGGCGACCTTAATCTCAGAGTCTCCAACCCTGCTGCATTCAATCAGTTTGAGCAGGGCAAAGAGTATTACCTCGACATCAACACGGTTGAGTGATCATCACAGGGTGTACTCGTAAGTGCGTTCGATGATGATTACCTTTTAGATTGCACATATAATTCCGTCATATTTTTTTGAGGGTTTATAGATGTCTATAAGTGATTACTCAGCAATAGTCGGTGTTTTGGTTTCGTTGGTGGGTGCCTACTATGCTTGGAAAGCATTCTCTGTTTCAGTTGAGCAGAGTTATCCCGTAAGAAATGCCCACCTGAAAGCTTTGAAAATTACTCCAATGAGTAAAGAGTTGTTAAAACTCAATAAATTCGTAGCCAAGAATGTAGACAAAAAAATTTATTTGAACTTACGCTTTGAGTCATCAGATGTGGATGTTGATGGCTTGGTGACGTCTGGTAAAGACTCTTATAGAGTAATCACAATCTGGTATGAGCAGTTTACTTCCGTTGGCCATGATGAGGTTAGGTCAGTGGCCAACACTAACACGCTTTCACTTACGATTAATGGTGATTGTGATGATTACCTATTTTGGGAAACCGGCACCTACTTACTGAAAGGTTACTTCACGGTCTTAGGTCATGGCACTAAGCAGGGCCAATATGGAGCGCGGCTGAAACCATTAATGGTTAGTTAATTAATTGATTGTACATGTATTGTAATGTCTTCGGGCGGTTTGTTATTGGGGATAATATGGCGACCAACAAAAAACTGGCCGCCATGAGTCTTATCTACCCGATGTTACTATTGAGCATTCCATTGGTGAGATTAAAAATATTATGCAAAATTTTAATGTAGTCATTTGATTTTGACGCATCTTCAAGCTCGTCTATCGGCAGGACGTTTGAAGTCATAGCGATATTTTTACGAGATTGATAAAGAGCTACCTTGATATTGCCTTTACGTAGGCACCAGGGATGTGCGCCCGCTATTCCAAGGGGCTCTAAAGACCAACCATCAAGTGCGCCTTGGGCGCTTAAAGTATCCAGAACTGAAATAATGTCACTGTCAGCATCACAATCTACATGTGCGCAGATAAGGTCATCTGTCCATTCACTCATATCATATCCTTAGGTTGAAACATGGCACTCACTGACAAACAAGAAATGTTTTGTCACGAGCACCTCGTCGATTTAAATGCCACGCAAGCGGCTATTCTGACGGGGTACAGCGAAAAGACCGCCCGCACGTTAGGTTGCGAAAACTTAACGAAACCTGACATCCAAACGAGAATCTCCGAACTAAAAGCTCAATGCAATGATCTGCGACATATGTCTTGAATCGTCTCGTTGAGATTGACCATATGGACGTGCTCGACATCCTGACCAGCAACCTCCTCATTGAGGCTAAAGTCAGACCGGCTCAGGTAATGCAAGCCGGTCATTCAGGTTAAGTTCAACGCAATAAAAACGCCTCAATTAGGTTATGGGCTGCTTTATCCTTCACGATTATGATTCGGTCATCTTCTAGCTCTCGAAGAGCTTCGTAAAGTCTGTCGTCATCAGCAATATGGCTAAGCCAGCATACATGTACGATTGGCGTCGACCGACCCTGCAAAGCTTTACGAGATTCGCTGATTATTAGATTTTTAAGGTTCATAAATTCTTCCTGGTTGGTTACCGAAATTGGTCGATAACCATTGAACTACATGTACGCCAGAGAGAGTGAAGCATTTTTTTGAAGGGAATAACCTTATGCAGGTCACTATCGACGGTGTCCCGTATGCGCCTGTCAGCAGGCCTGATTTCAATGGGTCCTCCCGGCGGGGTGGCCTGCCACGGGGCGGCTGGCTCGCGGGGAAAGGCTAGTTTTTCGGATCCAGGGTCATCATCATCATGTGCGCAGGTCTTTGAATTTTATGAAGGCCATTTTTCAAAGATGTCGATTCGTTTAAAAAGTGTTCACCATCATGGACCAGGAAATTGCTTCTCTCAAACTGAATATAAACCAGCTGGCAGCCATTACAGATGTACATCGCCAAACGGTAGCCGCCCGGCTTAAAAATATTGCGCCTGCCCCCGGCAGTAACAGCAAGCTGAAACTCTATCTCGTTACCGATGTGTTGTCCGAACTGATGGTCCCGGCTGTTTCAGTTGATCTTGAAGATATGCAGCCTTCCGATCGCCTGGCGCACTGGAAGGCAGAAAATGAGCGCATTAAATTTGAGCAGGATACCGGGCAGCTCATTCCGGCAGATGAGGTAGCGCGCGAATTCTCATTGATGGCAAAAGCCGTCGTCATGATACTTGAAACCCTTCCCGACATTCTTGAACGCGATTGCGCATTGACGCCCGTGGCCGTTTCCCGTGTTCAAAGCGTCATTGATGATTTACGCGACCAGATGGCCCAGAAGGTGCTGGACGCACAAGCTGAGGAGGATGAACCAGAGGAGGCCTGATGGCAAAGCGGGCATCAGCCAGAGATATCCGTTGTGATGTATCCGGCATTTTACGCGCGCCGCGGCGGATGCAGGTAGCCGATGCGGTCGGGGCATATATGCGTGTGCCGATGGGCGCGGGAAACTCCGTCCCATGGGATCCTGATTTGGCACCGTATGTGATTGAGCCGATGAACTGCCTGGCATCCCGTGAATATGATGCCGTGGTGTTTGTGGGACCCGCGCGAACAGGGAAAACCATTGGGCTTATTGATGGATGGATTGTCTACAACATTGTCTGCGATCCCGCAGATATGCTCGTCATTCAGGTTTCGGAAGAAAAGGCGCGCGAGCATTCGAAAAAGCGTCTCGACAGAACCTTTCGCTGTAGCCCTGAAGTTAAAACCCGGCTAAGCCCGCGGCGAAATGATAACAACGTTTATGACCGCACATTCCGCGCCGGTAACTACCTGAAACTTGGCTGGCCTTCCGTCAATATCATGTCGTCGTCCGACTATAAATGTGTGGCGCTGACCGATTATGACCGCTTCCCGGAAGATATTGATGGTGAAGGGGATGCCTTCTCCCTGGCTTCAAAGCGAACGACAACCTTTATGTCTTCCGGTATGACGCTGGTGGAGAGCTCACCCGGGCGTGATATTCGTGATACGAAATGGCGCCGTAATTCTCCGCATGAAGCGCCACCCACTACGGGAATCCTCACACTCTATAACCGTGGCGATCGCCGTCGCCTGTACTGGCCATGTCCGCACTGCGGCGAATACTTCCAGCCAGAAATGGACAACATGACCGGCTACCGCGACAACATGGATCCGGTGCTGGCGAGCGAGTCTGCCTTTCTTCAGTGCCCGGCCTGCAAGGGTAAAATAAAGGCCGGGATGAAGCGTGAGCTCAACAAGAAATGCGTATGGCTGCGGGATGGCCAGCGCATTGATGCTGCGGGCCATATCAGTGGAGAAGGGCGGCGGTCGCGCATTGCATCGTTCTGGATGGAGGGGCCTGCGGCAGCCTATCAGACCTGGTCTCAGCTCATTTACAAATATCTGACTGCGGAACAGGAGTACGAGGCAACGCGTAGCGAGGAAACGCTCAAAACGGTGGTCAACACTGACTTTGGCAGGCCGTATCTTCCGCGCTCCAGCATGGAACAGCGTAAGAGCGAACTGCTCGAGGAGCGTGCTGAAGAATGCCCCAAACGGACGGTTCCCGACGGTGTGCTCTTCATGGTGGCGACCGTTGATGTCCAGGCGGGACGCAATCGGCGTTTTGTGGTGCAGGTGACCGGCTATGGCTCTATGGGGGAGCGCTGGATTGTCGATCGCTACAATATCCGCCAGTCGTTACGCTGCGACGAGAATGGTGAGAGCCTGCAAATTGATCCGGCAAGCTATCCCGAAGACTGGGACCTGCTGCTGACGGATGTTTTCGACAAAACATGGGCGCTGGCATCAGATCCCAAAAAAGGTATGCGGCTGATGGCGATGGCCGTTGACTCCGGTGGTGAGGATGGAGTGACGGATAACGCCTATAAATTCTGGCGAAAGTGCCGGCGGGAGGGACTGGGCAAAAAAGTGTATCTCTTCAAGGGCGACAGTACCACGCGTGCCCAGTTGATCAAACGAACGCTGCCAGACAATACCAACAGAACCGGGCGCCGGGCGCTGGCCGCCGGGGATGTCCCGCTTTACCTTCTCCAGACCAATGCTCTTAAGGATCGGGTGAACAATGCGTTGTGGCGCGATTCGCCGGGGCCTGGCTATGTCCATTTCCCCACATGGCTGGGGAGCTGGTTTTATGACGAACTGACTTACGAGGAGCGGTCCATCGATGGCAAATGGAGCAAGCCGGGCCGCGGGGCCAACGAGGCTTTTGACCTGCTGGTCTATGCCGATGCGCTGGCGATCCTTCACGGTTACGAAAAAATTAAATGGCCCACTGGCCCCGACTGGGCGCAACGGGAAACATGGACTGAGGCGCTGTCTTTGGCCGCCGACGAAATCCCTCATGCGGCCACAGCGCAACCGGCAACCGTCCCGGTTAAAAAACACAAACGGAAAAAATCCGAAGCGGATGAAATCAATCCGTGGACAACCTCAGGAGGCTGGGTATGAAAAAAAACGATATTGAAGATTTGATCCAGCGTTACACCGCGGCGGAGCTGGCCGTGTTGGACGGTAAATCCATCACGTTTAACGGGCAGCAAATGACGCTGGAAAACCTCTCTGAAATCCGTAAAGGGCGGCAGGAGTGGGAGCGTCGTCTTACCTCACTAAATAATCAGCGCCGCGGGCGACCCGCCTACCGGCTTGCGAGGTTTTAATGTCCTTTTTAGATGATGCCATTGGCGTTTTATCTCCCGGCTGGAAGGCTGCCCGCCTGCGCTCAAGAGCGGTAATTCAGGCCTATGAGGCTGTTAAAACAACCCGGACGCACAAAGGGCGCCGGGAAAACAGGACTCCTGATCAGTTAAGTCAGATGGGGGCGGTATCGCTCCGGGAACAGGCTCGCTGGCTCGATAACAACCATGATCTGGTGATTGGTATTTTCGACAAGCTGGAAGAGCGCGTGGTGGGGGCAAAGGGCATTATTGTTGAACCTCACCCGAAGCTGACCAACGGGAAAGTCGCTAAAAAACTGGCAAAGGATATCCGCAAAAAGTGGGGGGAATGGTCAGTCAGACCTGATGTGACAGGCCAGTTTACCCGCCCGATACTCGAGCGGATGATGCTTCGCACCTGGTTGCGTGACGGGGAGGTTTTTGCGCAACTGGTCAGGGGATCGGGTAACGGTCTTGATCCAGTGGCGGGGGTTCATTTTTGGCTTGAAGCGCTGGAGCCTGACTATGTGCCGATGAACAGCGATGTGGCCAGCCGGTTAAATCAGGGCGTGTATGTTGATGAGTGGGGGCGCCCTAAAAAATATCAGGTGTACAAAAGCCTCCCGGTAACGGGCAGGCAGCCCGATACCAAAGAGGTTGATGCGGGCAATATGCTGCACCTGAAATTTACTCGCCGCCTGCATCAGACCCGGGGCACCTCTATGTTGTCGGGCGTGCTGATGCGGCTGAGTGCGCTGAAGGAATACGAGGACTCCGAGCTGACCGCCGCCCGTATTGCCGCCGCGCTGGGGATGTATATCAAAAAGGGCGATGGACAAAGCTACGAAGACGGGAGCGGGAGTGACGATCGCGAGCTGATGATCCAGCCGGGGATGTTGTATGACGAGCTCCAGCCCGGGGAAGAGATTGGCATGATCAAGTCTGACCGGCCAAACCCCAATCTCGAGACGTTCCGCAACGGGCAGCTCCGCGCGGTATCAGCTGGCAGCCGTCTGAGCTTTTCCAGCACGTCCCGCAACTATAACGGGACCTACAGCGCGCAGCGGCAGGAGCTGGTGGAATCAACGGATGGATACCTCATTCTTCAGGACTGGTTTATCGGCGCGGTCACCCGGCCAATGTATCGGGCGTGGCTGAAAATGGCGCTGGCCACCGGAGAGATAAAGCTGCCGCGCGGCGTGGACATGGATTCTCTTTATAGTGCCGTCTACGCCGGGCCGGTAATGCCATGGATTGATCCGGTCAAAGAGGCCAACGCCTGGAAAACACAAATTCGCGGCGGTGCGGCGACAGAGTCTGACTGGGTACGCGCCAGTGGGCGAAATCCCGATGAGGTGAAAAGTCGCCGTAAGGCTGAGATTGATGAAAATAGTGAACTGGGACTGGTGTACGACACCGACCCCGCCAATGATAAAGGAGGCACCAGTGCCGAAGCCCAAAAACCGGGAGAACCACCGCCCGAAAGCCAGCGTAAAAAATAATTCCTGGTTCCGTATGCAGGCGAGTGCGGCAAACGAAGCCGACATTTTTATTTATGACGAAATTGGATACTGGGGAGTAACAGCAAAACAGTTTGTCAGTGACCTGAAAGCGCTGGGTGAAGTCACCCACATCAACCTTCATATTAACTCCCCTGGTGGCGACGTCTTTGATGGCATCGCCATTTTTAATGCCCTGAAATACCACGGCGCCGCAATCACGGTTCACATTGATGGCCTCGCGGCCTCAATGGCGAGCGTTATCGCGATGGTTGGTAACCCGGTCATCATGCCTGAGAACACGATGATGATGATCCATAAGCCATGGGGCTTTGCCGGAGGCGACGCCAACGATATGCGGGATTATGCCGATCTTCTCGACAAGGTTGAGAACGTGCTGATCCCGGCTTATGCCGAAAAGACCGGAAAATCTGCGGAGGAAATCGCCTCCATGCTTGAAGACGAAACCTGGCTGGATGGCACTGAATGCCTTGCCATGGGTTTTGCCGATCAGGTCACCCCATCTTTGCAGGCCATGGCCTGTATTCATTCAAAACGCATTGAGGACTTTGAAAAAATGCCAAACGGTATCCGTAACCTGATCACCCCGCCGCGTGGTAATGCCCCGCGTGAACCACAACAGCCACAAAACCCGGCTCCTGCACCGGCACCGACGAATACGAACGACGATGCGATCCGCGCGCAGGTGAAAGCTGAGCATCAGGCTCGCATGAACGATATCCAGAACCTGTTTGCCATGGTCGGCGGCAAACATTCTGACCTTCAGGCCGAATGTATCGCGGATCTCGACTGCACCGTTGATGTGGCTAAGGACAAGCTGCTCGCCCGGTTGGGCAAGGAGGCCACCCCCTCTAACAAAACGCAGAGCGCCCATATTTATGCCGGTAATGGCAATTTCGTTGCAGACGGTATTCGTCAGGCGCTGATGGCCCGCAGCGGTTTTGAAGCGCAGGAAAAAGATAACGTCTATAACGGCATGACCCTGCGCGAATATGCGCGCATGGCGCTGACGGAAAAAGGCATTGGCGTAGCCAGCTATAATCCGATGCAGATGGTTGGCATGGCCCTGACACACAGCACCTCTGATTTCGGCAATATTCTGCTTGATGTGGCGAATAAATCTTTACTGCAAGGCTGGGAGGAGGCGGAGGAAACCTTCCAGCAGTGGACCAAAAAAGGGCAGTTGTCCGACTTCAAAACGGCTCATCGTGTTGGCCTGGGGGGCTTCGCGTCACTGCGTAAAGTCCGTGAAGGTGCTGAGTACAAGTATGTCACCACCAAGGACAAAGGTGAAACCATCGCGCTGGCGACATACGGGGAAATTTTCTCAGTAACCCGCCAGGCCATTATTAACGATGATCTCAGCCAGTTAACCGATGTTCCTATGAAAATGGGCCGTGCTGCTAAAGGCACAATTGGCGATTTGGTATACGAAATCCTGACCACAAACCCGAAACTGTCTGACGGGAAGGCGTTATTCCACGCTGACCATAAAAACCTGTCTTCTGGTGCGATTTCGGTCACGGCTCTCGATGACGCGCGCAAGTTGATGCGGCTGCAAAAAGAAGGCGAGCGTGCACTGAACATTCGCCCGGCATACGTATTGGTTCCTGTTGCCCTGGAAACACTTGCCAACCAGACCATCAAATCAGCCAGCGTGAAAGGTGCGGATATTAACGCCGGTATTGATAACCCGATCCGCAACTTTGCTGAGGTCATCGCTGAACCGCGTCTGGATGCGGCTGATGAAAAAGCCTGGTATCTGGCAGCCGCGCGTGGAACTGACACGATTGAAGTTGCGTATCTGAACGGCATTGATACGCCTTACATCGATCAGCAGGAAGGTTTCTCCACCGACGGGATTGCCACGAAAGTGCGTATCGATGCCGGCGTAGCGCCACTGGATTATCGCGGCATGGCTAAATCCAGCGGCCAGTAAACCCGCCAAAGCAGTTCCCTCCGCCCGTCAGGGCTTTTTTTATATCCAAAACAGGCCCCGGAAGGGGCTGAACGGAGTTTGTAATGGCTAAAAATTATGTGCAGGACGGGAAAACGATCCCTCTGGTTAACAGCGATACCACCGATATTCTCAGCGGCGAACCGGTTGTTGTTGGCTCACTGATTGCGGTGGCTATCACCGATATCGCCGCCGGGCAAACCGGTGACGGCCTGGCCGAAGGTGTCTTTATGTTGCCTAAGCTTCCGGCTGATGACATTTCTGCCGGTGCTGCCGTGTTTATCAAGGATGGGCAGATTCAGCTTGCTGAAGAAGATGCGCTGGCAGCGGGTATTGCCTGGGAGGCGGCCGGGGCAGGCATGGCCGTCGTTGACGTGAAAATCAATGGCTAATCCCTTTGAACGTATGGCCGAACGCATGGATGCGGCCACCGTTACAACGATGGGCAAAACCGCTTCCATTAACGGCGTTGATTATGACGTTGTGCCAGCCGAGCTTTTTGAAGAGATGGGGCCGCTGGCGGGCACAGGTACGGCGCTGGTGGTCTTCTCACCGACCTATAAACCGGCCCGTAATGACACGGTGGTATTTGACGAACGGGAGTGGATTGTCACCCGATACCAGCCTTTTAACGGAAAACCGCGTATCTGGCTGGAGTGAAAAATTATGACAGTTAAAGGTCTGGAAAGAGCCATACAGAACCTGAACAGTCTGAGCCGACTTATTGTTCCCGATGCAACCGCGAAAGCTCTGAACCGCGTCGCCGGTCGAACCATTAGCCAGGGGAGTCGAAAAGTCGCTAAAGAGGCCGTGGTTGACGATAACCGGAAAAAAGGACTTCCCGTCAGGCTGGTCAGGCAGCGCGCCCGACTCCGTAAAGCCCGACATGATCGCCTGGTTGCTTCCATCAAAATTAACCGCGGCAATCTGCCGGCAATCAAACTGGGTGCTGCCCGGGTTCGCCTGTCCCGCCGGAAAGGGGCGAAGCACGGGCAGGGCAGCGTGCTGAAAATTGGGCCATATACCTTCCGCAACGCCTTTATCCAGCAGCTGGCCAATGGTCGCTGGCAGGTTATGCGGCGCGTGGGACGGGCGCGTTATCCGATTGATGTGGTGAAAGTGCCTCTTGATGCTCCACTGACGGAGGCATTCACCACGCTTTCAAAAAGTCTTATCCAGAGCGATATGCCAAAAGAAATGTCGTCAGCCCTGAAGAACCAACTGAGGATCCACCTGAAACGATGAACAAACACACCGCTATACGCGCTGCGGTACTGGCGAAACTGAAAACCGATATCACTGATTCTGTGACCTGGTTTGATGGTCGCCCGGCCTTTCTGGAAGAGCAGGACCTGCCCGCCGTGGCTGTTTATCTGTCGGATGCCGAATATACCGGGGATACCCTGGATGAAGATGCCTGGCAGGCCATCCTTCATATTGAAGTCTTCCTGAAAGCTGCTCAGCCTGACAGCGCGCTGGATAGCTGGATGGAAGAGAAAATTTATCCGGCACTGACTGCGATCCCCGATTTGTCAGGCGTTATCGAAACGATAACTGCCCTGGGCTATGACTATCAGCGTGATGATGAAATGGCGACATGGGGATCGGTAGATCTGACTTACTCCCTCACTTATTCAATGTAAGGAATTCACTATGCCTACACCAAATCCTCTCGCGCCGGTTAAAGGCGCGGGAACAACCCTCTGGCTATATGCCGGGTCGGGCGATCCCTATGCCAACCCCCTTAGTGATGCTGACTGGACCCGCCTGGCAAAAATTAAGGATCTGACGCCAGGGGAAATGACCGCTGAATCCTATGATGATACCTACCTGGATGATGAAAACGCTGACTGGAGCAGCACTGCCCAGGGCGAAAAGTCGGCAGGAGAAACCAGTTTTACCCTGGCCTGGAAGCCCGGTGAAACGGGCCAGCAGGGGCTGGTGGAATGGTTTACGCTGGGCGACGTGCGCGGCTACAAAATTAAGTATCCCAACGGTGCCGTAGACGTATTTCGCGGCTGGCTGAGCAGCCTGGGTAAAGCTGTCCCGGCCAAAGAGGTGATTACCCGTACCGTGAAGGTCACAAACTCCGGTAAACCGTCGCTGGCGGAAGAAGACCGTTCAGCGATCGTGCCGGTAACTGGCCTGACGGTAACACCTGCCAGTGCAACACTTGCCGTTGGCGCTACAAAAACCGTGACGTTTAACATTCTGCCTGCTGACGCAACGGATAAAGCGCTGCGTATTGTTTCCTCCGACAAGGCGGTCGCAACCATCAGCGTGCTGGATAACGTTGTTACCATTACTGGCGTGGCCACCGGAGCCGCTGAGGTTATTGGTATGACGCCGTCCGGTGATTTGGTCGCCATTGCGAGCGTGACCGTCTCCTGATTATCCCTTCATTTTTTTCAGGCTCCTGACCGGAGCCTTTTTTATGGGTAAACACTATGTCGTTTTTGAAAAGTGAAAAACTGACGCTGGGCAGCGTATCTGTTCTGCTTTACGAATTATCCGCGCTTCAGCGGGCTGATTACTTTGAATACCTTGCCAGTCTGGAGGCAGGGATGCCGGAAGACTTATCCGACATGCAGCGTATGGCGCTTGTGGTAAAGCGCAACGTTCAGGTGAACAGCTGGCTGGTGTCCCGCTCCCTGTGGCATAGCGCTACGGATCGGGAAGAAAACGAGATGCATCAGGAGGTCATGCGAACCTGGTCGTCCGAGGCGCTGAATATCGCCGTTGAAAAGGTCCTAAATCTTAGCGGAATGGTCCCTAAGGAAGTTGAAGATAAGGCCGTGGCCGGGAAGAGCGATTCTACAGAACAGCACGACGGTAAGGACGGAGTGCGCCCCCTGGCAAAATAGCCGCCCGTGAGCGCGTGTTCATTCATCGGCTTGCGCGCGAGTTCCGGCGTCCAGACTGGCGGCGCATGCTCAGTGAAATGAGTGCTACCGAGTATTCAGGCTGGGTTAACCACTTCGCGGCCACGCCTTTCAGCGACGAGCTGCTGGATGCAGAGTTCGCCACCACCAGGGGGCTGATTGTGGCGATGTTCACGGGCAACGATGAGATAAACGATGCCGATTTTAGCCTTCTCATTAAGACGGAAGACGAACCTGAAAAAACGGATGAAGATCTGATGTTGGCAGGGGAAGGGCTTTATGGGGGAGTAAGGTATGGCCCAGCAAATTAGCGATCTGGTCATTAACCTCGACGTGGACAGCGCCACGTTTGCCGAGCAGGTTGCGCGGATAAAAGGTCAGCTCAAGGGGATGGCCGATGAGTCCGACAAATCGCAGTCACGGATAGGTCAGGCTGCTGAACGTCAGGCCGCCGCCCTGAAGCAAATGGGCGATGCCGGGGCACGTGCGGCGAATGATATTCAGGAAAAGCAGACGGCCGCCGCCGATGCAATGGCGAGCGACTGGGAAAAAGCGTCCCGAGCGGTCGATGAGACACATCAGCGTGTGGCAGCCTTTAACCGGCAGTTGCAGGAAAATAACGCCGGCGCCGCAGCGACAGGAAAGCAGCAGGATGAACTGACTGAAGCATTCTATCGTCAGATTGACGGGACCCGAAAATTAACGGGGGAAACGCAGTCGCTGGCCAGCATGCAGGTACAGCTTCGCAATGCCCGCGCACAGGGGAAAATCTCGCAGCAGGATTATCTGGCGCTTTTAACCCGAACCACTGAGCGACAGAAAGCGCTTCGTCAGGAAGAGGAAAAAACCAGCTCAGACCGGGTTAATTTCATCCAGAAACTGAAATCTCAGGTTGCTGCGCAGAATCTTTCTAACATCGAGATGCTGCGATTTAAGGCCGCACAGCTCGGGGCCAGTGACGCAGCTGAAATTTATATCCGAAAACTCGATGCGGCAAAAACAGCCACGCACGGGCTGGGTCTGCAAAGCGCGGCGGCGCGGCGGGAAATTGGCGTTCTGGTGGGGGAAGTGGCGCGCGGTAATTTTGGTGCGCTTCGAGGGTCGGGCGTCACGCTTGCGAACCGGGCCGGGTGGATTGACCAGCTCATGACGTTACGGGGGCTGGGGCTAGCGGGCCTCGTCGGTGGTATAGCCGCTTCGGTTTACGGTCTGGGGAAAGCCTGGTATGAGGGCAGCCAGGAATCCGTGGAGTTTAATAAACAGCTCATTCTGACCGGGAATTATGCGGGAAAAACCGCCGGACAGCTGGCTGAACTGGCAAAATCTATTGCCGGGCCGCAGGGTTCTCAGGCCACGACAGCCGCCGCGCTGGCAAAGGTTATCGGCAGTGGGAGCTTCAAAGATAACCAGATTGAGGGTATTACCCGCGCAGCAGTCGCTATGCAGGAGGCTACGGGGAAATCGGTCGACGAGACAATCAAGAATTTCCAGAAGCTTTATGACTCGCCGACGAAGGGCTCAGCTGAGCTGAATGCGCAAATGCATTACCTTACTGCGGCACAGTTTCAGTACATTTCGTCGCTCGAGCGTCGGGGAGACAAGGAAGCAGCCGGGCAGGCGGCCGCCGATGACTATAGCCGTGCGGAGCAGCAGCGCAGCCAACAGATTCTGGATAATCTTGGTCTTGTGGAGCGCGCGGCGTTAGCAACGCGTCAGGCTTTTAAGGTGATGTGGGACGAACTCCTGAATATTGGGCGCGCTGATAGTGATGCAACCAGGCTTCAGACCATGAAAGAAACGCTTGCTGAAATACAGGAGAACAGTAAGCAAGGCATATGGGGCCGGTTCAAAAATAACTCAATGGGTGTCGATAAGGCGCAGCTTGAAGCGAATATCAAAAACCTTGAGTTTGTGACTAAATCCCAAGAGGGTTACAACCAGAAAAAGGTTGAGTTCAATAAAATCAACCAGGATGGTATCGATGCACAGGCATCGTTCAATAAATATCTGGATGCGGGTACTACCCAGGCTGAAAAAAGTACGCTGGCACAAAAGGAGTTGAACAAGGCTATAGCTGATAATGCTAAAGCCGCGAAAGCGACGCAGACCCTGGAAGAAGGGAAGCGAGTGAAGCTATGGACGCCAGAAGAAATAGCGAAAGCTCGTGCCGGTATTGAAAAAACTTACAAAGAACCAAAAACGCCAAAAGCGAAAGGGTATACCACACCTGCCGGCGATCGTGCGGAAGATAATAATCAGCGTGACCTGCTGGCATTGCAATCACAACTGGAGGTTTTAAAGCAGCATAAAAGCGTTACGGACAGCATTAGCCAGCAGCGTAAGGAGCTCTGGACGACTGAGGCACAATTTACCGTGCTGGAAGATGCCGCTCGTACCCGCCAGCTGTCAAAACAGGAACAATCTCTGCTGGCCAGCAAGCAGCAGGTCCTGGAGCTTGCCCGACAGAAGGCGTTGCTCGGAGATCAGATCGTTGCACAGGAGCAACTTAACAAACGTATGGATACGGCTGCCAAATACGTGACGCAGATGGCAGAAAAACAATCTGCGCTGGTGGGTAGCGCCACGATGAGCGACAGACAGGCTGGCCGTGAGGCTACTTTTGCCCAGCTTCGCAGCGGCTGGCAGAATTCCGGCGGCAGCCTTCAGGATGAAGGTTATCAGCGGCAGCTCAAAGCGGCACAGGATTATTATGCCGAAGAAGATAAGTTACGGGGCGACTGGAAAGCCGGTGTTCAAAAGAGTTGGGCTGATTATTCTGATGCTGCCACAAACAGCTATGAGCAAATGAAGAACGCCGGATCCGCCGCGCTGAATGGTGCAACTTCACAGTTGACCTCATTCCTGACGACGGGGAAAGCCAGTTTTAAAGACTTCACAAAGTCAATCCTGAGCATGCTGGCTGAAATTTTAGTCAAAATGTCACTGGTGAATGGGGTTAAAGCTGCGGCGGGTGCATTTGGTTTTACCGCTAATGCCGATGGCGGGGTTTATAACTCGGCATCGCTCAGCGCCTATAGCGGCAGCGTTGTTGACCGGCCTACGTTCTTTGCGTTTGCCAAAGGTGGCGGGGTTATGGGAGAGGCCGGGCCAGAGGCTATTCTCCCTCTGCGCCGCGGGCCTAACGGCAAACTTGGCGTGGTTGCCGGGAATGCCGGAGCCGGAAGCCCGGTATTCAACAACACGATCATTATGCAAAGTGACGGCACCACCTCCGCAAAATCTTCCGGCAGCGATGACGGTATGAGTAAAGCGATGATGAAGATGCTGGATCAGTTCTGTCAGAACAATATCGCCAAAGCCATTAAGCCCGGTGGCCAACTCTTTAATGCGATGAAGTCGCGTTAACCCTTCTTCAGGAAAAATATGGCAATTGAAACGTTTACGTGGCCTGTCCAGGTGGCAGGGCAACCTGCGATCGAATACAGCCGAACTGTCCGGCAGGTGCAGTTCGGCGACGGTTATAGCCAGGTGTCGGAGGACGGCATTAACTCCGAGAAAATTAAATTTTCGTATTCCTACCGCGGCCCGCTTACAACTGCTTTCGCCATCCGCGATTTTTGCCGGGGGCACTGTACGCGGGCCTTCATCTTCACCCCTCCACACGGCGAGAAAGGGCTCTATCGCGTTGCGGCAGACTCCGTCAGGTTACAGCCCAACGGCAAGACACAGGCCACTATCACCGCTACTTTTGAACAGGCGTTTGCACCATGAGTTTAAACAGTGATTATCAAAAGCTTGAACCGGGCAACCCGGTCCGGCTTTTTGATGTTGATGGCACCGCCTTTGGTGTCAGCGACGTTCTGCGTTTTCATTCCTATAACATCGCCCACACGGCATCTGAAATACAGGCCGCCGGCGGTGATGAGTCAAAACTACCGGCAAAATCAATCTGGTGGCAAGGCGAAGAATATAGGGCGTGGCCCTGCGAGATTGAAGGGCTTGAGTCCTCAACGAGCGGCAGCGGTGCGGAGCCTAAGCTCTCGGTCGCTAATCTTGACGGTTCAATAACGGCACTCTGCCTTCATTATGATGATCTGCTTCAGGCAAAGGTCACGATTCACGATACGCTGGCGCAGTATCTTGATGCCCGAAACTTTACGAGCGGCAATCCCTCCGCCGACCCGACGCAGGAAAAACTACAGGTCTGGTTCATCGACGGTAAAACAACTGAGCTCAACACGGTCGTCGAGTTTGCTATCAGCAGCCCGATGGATTTGCAAGGGCTGATGATCCCGACGCGCCAGATGCATTCGCTCTGCGTCTGGTGCACGCGCGGAAAATACCGCACCGGCGACGGCTGCGACTACGCAGGGACGCGCTATTTCGACGATAAAAACAATCCGGTAGACGATCCATCGCTTGATAAATGCAGCGGCACGCTGCGGGGCTGCAAGCTTCGCTTTGGTGAAAACGAAGAGCTGCCATTCGGCGGATTCCCCGGCACATCACTTATCCGGAGCTGAGCATGCGGCAAAAAACCATTGAAGCCATCATGGCGCATGCGGCCGCCGATTATCCGCGGGAGTGCTGCGGTGTGGTGGCGCAAAAAAGCCGGGTAGAGCGTTATTATCCCTGCCGCAATCTGGCGACCGAACCGACAGAGCATTTTCACCTCAGCCCGGAAGATTACGCCACTGCGGAGGACTGGGGAACGGTGACGGCCATTGTGCACAGCCACCCGGACGCAACGACGCAGCCGAGCGAGCTGGATAAGGCACAGTGTGATGCAACGCTGCTGCCCTGGCATATCGTCAGCTGGCCGGAAGGGGATTTACGCACCATCCAGCCACGCGGTGAATTGCCGCTGCTGGAGCGGCCGTTTGTACTGGGGCATTTTGACTGCTGGGGCCTGGTGATGAGCTACTTCCGTCAGCAGCACGGCATCGAGCTGAAAGATTATCGGGTCGATTACCCGTGGTGGGAAGATCAGTACGAGGGCAATTTCTATCAGGATTGCTGGTATGAGTGCGGATTCCGCGAGTTCACCGGCGCGCCGCAGCCCGGCGACATGGTGATCATGCAGGTGCAGGCGAATAAGTGGAACCATGCGGGAATACTGCTGGAAGGTAACATGCTGCTGCACCATCTGTATGGGCATCTCAGCCAGCGCGTGCCTTATGGCGGCTACTGGGTTGACAGGACAATGAAGGTAGTTCGATACCGGAATTTTTTAGCCAATCAATAGTCGTGACAGTTCGCATCAAGTTAAGCTGCTTCATCGCGTTTCATACCGTTTCATCTTGCTCAATTATGAGTAATGGTATTAAACTGGTTGTCAGTTAAGTAGCACATCTGTTGTGCGTTAACCTGAGGAGTACTTATGAACCTGTATGAAGAATTCGATGGCTTCTAAGCCTTATTTATAAAAGAACAACCGATCGGAGGCACTCTTAGCCTCCGATTTTTTTTGCCAAAGGAATAGGAATATGTTGGAAGCCATTAAAGATTTTCTGACCTCAGAGGCCACTAGAAATGTCTTTGTCTTGTTAGGCATACTTGTGGCAGTTATTTCAGTATGGAGTAACAAAGTAACGGCTAGGAAAAAACAAACTGCTGACTTTCTCTTTGCCAGCAGAACAGATGACAAGCTCATCGATGGAAATAAATGTCTTGCGGACCTTCATACTTCCCCTGATAAAAATATGAAAACCTTTGCGTCCCGCGACAAGCTTCATACTGAGGAATGTGCAAACATCAGGTATGTGCTCAATCACTATGAGCGTATTGCAATTGGCATACAAGCTGATATTTATGATGAAGAAATGCTTAAAAAAGCATCATATAGTACCGTTGTTAGACTGCACCTCCAAGCGAAGCCATTCATAGACGGCGTGCGCGAAAGTGAAGGCGTTCAGATGTACTACCAAGAGTTTGAGTGGCTAGTACATAGATGGGCAGCCTCGCCACTGAAAAAGAGAAAAGTAAAATCTTAACCCGCCACCTGGCGGGTTTTTGCTATCTTACCTACTGTAAATTCTGGTAATTCTGATGCAGGCCCTTCGCATTTTCCGATAACATACGTACATCCTTTCAAATGAAAAATGAGGTCTTTGCAATCGAATGAGAAGTAGGATAATTCTTTCGCTAATCGGGGTGGTTTTGTCGATCCCAACTTCGGTTTTTGGTTTGCAATGGATGGGAGCTAAATTAGTAACGCAGCAAGTGGGCTGTCTTGTCGACAGCACTAATGCACAAACTACTTGGCTCACTGGTTTTGAGCAAAGTAATCCAGCCGAGGAAATGACAAAAATGAGAAACGATCTCAAAACTTGTGTTGAAGGAATTGACGCCAGAAAAGGCACTATTGAATTTGCAAAAGAACAATATAAAAGATATCACTAGTCCACTAAGATGAGCTTTTTCATGTATTCGGCAGGTTTGGTCACTTATTGAAAGCAACGAAGTATAGTGAATAGCATCATTTCTTATTCAGTAACACTACCCGCTTAACTACGGGTTTTTCTGTAGCCTTATCCCCGTGCTAGGATTGTTCCTGACTTTTACTTATGGGTACAGGGATATGAAAATACTTTGGGGTATTAGTGCTTTTCTTTCTGTGATTGGTTTCTTTCAGGGCGTGGTTATGGTTTTCGGTGCGAATGGTGCACCACAGCAAGCGGCAGGGGCAGCTATGGGGCTGGCTTTGTCCGTCATACCTTACTGTTTTTGCCGCGCGTTACAGCAAATGAAACCACGTGAAGTTGTGGTAAAAACTGAACAGGCATCTAAATGAAAAAACTACTTATCGCGTTTTGCATGCTGGGGCTGGTTGGCTGTTCGACAGAGCCAGTTCTCCCGCAGTATGCAAAAGAAGTGTCAGCACCAACGGAATTTCAACAGAAAACAAATACAACTGCCGTAACCATCATTCGAGATAAAGGTTTCGTTGCTGGTGGATGCGCTATAACAACCTATATCAATGGTAAATATTTGGCTGAACTTGATACAGGGGAAAAAGTCACTGCTTTCTTAAGCCCTGGCGAAGTATTGATTGGGGCAGGATTTGCTGGGAAAGGTCTATGTAATGGCGCGCCAAAAAAAGAAAGGGAATTTATTATCAAAGCTGATGCACCCAGAAATCTAAGGATTTTCATAGACCAAAGTGGCAATGTAGATATATTGCCATCCAGTCTGAATTGAACTAGGTAATAAATATAAAACCCGCTTTCGGCGGGTTTTTTTTATGGAGTTTATATGCAAGAAGCAATGACAAAAATTGAATTAGGTGGTGTGCTCGGGAAAATGTTTGGAAAACGGCATGAGCGTTTGGTTAGCACATCTGCCGAGGCAATTAGAGCACTTTGCTGCACTATTAATGGATTTGAGCAATTCCTGAACACCAGTAAAACCCGCGGCCTTACGTATGCAATTTTTCGTGGTAAAAAAAATATTGGAGAAGATGATTTAGGTTTCCCAGTAACCACAGATGTCTTACGAATCGTACCTGTAGTCATGGGTAGTAAAAAGGCTGGTGCACTTCAAACCATTTTGGGCGCTGTGCTGGTTGTAGTTGGCGTTGTTTTGAGCTTTACCCCTGCTGCTGGGATGGCCCCATTTTTTTATCAAGCAGGTGCAGCCATGATGCTTGGCGGCGTAATTCAGATGCTTTCACCACAGGCAGGCGGCCTTGCAAGCAAACAAAGTGCAGACAATCAGGCATCCTATGCCTTCGGTGGCGTGACCAATACCGCCGCTCAGGGTTATCCGGTCCCGCTGGGTTACGGCAAACGTCGAATCGGCGGTGCGATTATTTCAGCCGGTATTTACGTCG